TCTCCGTATACTGCTATTTATACAGTAGTCAGGAGAGAATGTCAAGCGTTATTCTACTTCTGTGAATTCTGTTTCGTCAGATTTTGGGGCACCAAGAGTCGTGCCTTTGAATACTAGTGATACACGAAATTTGTTTGGACATTCAACTGCCCTTGCGACATGAGGTAGTCTTGCATCAAGGACTACATAACGACCAGGTTTAGGCCAATAAGATTTACTGATTTGAACATCAGTTTCTTTTTCTCGACCAAACCCAAATGGTGTGTTGAAAGCAATTGCTTTCATTTCTTCAGTAATGTTTGGTGTCCATACTTCTAATGAACCGCCATCTTCTGGCGTCATATCAGGAGTTAGATACACAATTACAGTATATTGATTACCAGTCCAACCATCAACATGAATACCACCAGACTGATTAGGACCATGACCATTTAGATAGTGTCTGATTAGTTTAAGACCAGGATTAATATTATCCCAAATCTCTTGTACCCAATCTTGTTCTATCTCATAATCAATTCGTTCAGTATCACTACCGCCAAGTGAGATGTGTTTATATCCGACACGATTTTTGTCCGCTTTCATATCGGGTGTTGAATACCAACCATCTTGCCACTCCATTGCCATAGCTTTGTCGTAGTAACTTTGAATTTGTTCGGGTGTAAAAGCATCATCATAATTATCAAAAGTACCAGACCAGTCGCCACCAGCAAGAACGCTGTTGTCAAACTCGTATTTTTCTCCTGTATTTGGACTTGTGGCTTTAAATATTTGCATATCTACGCCATCAAGCCCAGCAGGTGCATTACCAAACACTATTCGTCTGGAGAGCCTACATCAGCAGCTTCAGTAGGTGCTTCTGCATCATCAGCAGGTAAACCGTCTTTGATGTTTTTACTGTGTGATTGAATTAGAATTTCGTGATTAAGAATTTCTGCTTTCAACTTTGCGATTGCATTGCTTGATGCCTGTACTTGTACAATAGAATTTTTGACCGAAGCATCTAGTGTTGTTTCGTCATATTCTACATTGTCAATTGTGATTGCCATTTATTTCTCCTGTGTTATATTTTAAAATCTGAGTACTCACCAATCTTCTGCGTGAATTTACTCGTTATTGATGTGTCGGGTTGACCACTACCAACTAAGTCGGTCTGAGCATGCTGTTCTACATCATACAAACGCATCTTAGACCTGTCAACGCCAATGATAAACTTTCGATTTATCGTTGGGTCGTTGTATCGATTCTTCAACTGTTTAACCATTATCTGATTCTTTTCTTCTAGTTCTTCAGATGAGATTAACGCAAACATAAAGTCTGCCGTTGCTGGTAAACCAAATGATTCAGATGTATCTTCAAGACCAACATCACTACTTACAAAACCACTTCTTGTAGTTTGTGTTGCAGAGAATATTGGAATGTCTTGTTCTACAGCAAGGCCTCTGAGTTCTTCTGCGATTGCCTTGATGTATGTATATGAGTTCACATTAGCGCCTGCCTTGAATCTTGACGAAGCACAAATGTTTAGATAGTCAATGAAAACAATATCTGGTTTGAAAGACTTCTTCATTGCAAGTTCACTCAATAGATTTTTGAAATGTGCAACAGAAGCCGAAGCAGTAGGATATTCTTTTACAATTAATTGACCAGTTGTTTTCTTTTGTAACTTGTTAATCTTTGTTTCATACATCTTGTACGGCAGTTCTTCTAAATCACTCATGCCGACATTCAATAGATTAGCATCAACTCGTTCTGCGATTCGTTCTTCTGCCATTTCCATAGTGATGTACAATACATTCTTACCTTGCAGTAAAACAGATGAGGCAAGGTGAGTCATAAACATGGTCTTACCAACACCAGTACCTGCAAGACAGATGTTCAAAGTCTTAGATGGAATGCCACCTCGTGTAATCTTGTTGAAGAAATCTAAATCAAGTTCAAGTCTTTCTTCTTTTCGATTGTAATAATCAAATCGTTCTTTTGATTCAAGTAGATAATCATGCCCGACTTTCTGGTCAAACGATACAGATAATGCCTCTGATAACATCTCTGGCAAATATTCTGGTGTATGTTCTTTATCTTTGCCATCAATAATCTGAATGCCACCTAAGATAGCATTATGTATTGCACGGTCTTTACACCATGTTTCTGTTGTTTCAACCAGCCAGTCTAAGTTGATTGGCTCTGGAGTGAGTTCAGAAATAATGCCTGTGAGTTTCTTGTACTCATCTTCTGTGATGCCTTTGTTTGTGTTGATTTCAATCGATAGAGATTCTTTCGTTGGCAACTGATTATACTTGTTGACAAACTTGTAAATCTCTGTGAACAATAACTTTTCTAATCTATCGACAAAGTATTCTTCTTTGATAAAAGGTAAGACCTTACGACAATATTCTTCATTGTGGATTAGATTTCTAATCGCTGTTGTTTCGATTCTTTCGCTCATGCAATCTCGTTTAATTTAATCTGTCTATTATACATCATTTGGGTTTGAAAGTCAAGCGTCATCTTGTTGATTTATTTGCTCGTCTAATAATACAACCAATATATCACCAATGTGGTCAATAAATTCTTGACTATCGGTATCTGCCTCTATATGATTTTCAATAATTGTATAATCAAATACCATAGGCAAAGCGCCGTCTGGTGTCTTTTCAGATTCAGGTCTGAATCCTACATTGCCATATTTGTAAACTATGCTAGCAAACGGACCACTAATGAGTTTAAGTCCTGTAAAGTCCTCTCCAGGTTTCTCTACAAAAACATAATCATCATTGTGTTTTGGATTTGTGGTCTTATGTGTCGGCGGTATCTTCGGTGTGTTCTTCGACTTCTTCAATGTGGTCTCCATACTTAAATTCTTTTGCACAAACAGCGTCTAGCTGTTCTAATATTTCAGGTGTGAAATACTTTTCAGGATTATTATTTATAGTCTTACCAAAAGTCTTAGTACCATCTGGCAACTCAACTCGTGTAGATACTGATTTGAATATGCCATGTTTCAAGGCTAGTTCTAATAGACCATAATATCTATCTAAACCTTTGTCATAAGTTAATCGAACATCAACCATCTTGTTCTCTCTGGTCAATCTTGACTTATGATTCTTACAATGAATGATGTTACCAATGATTTCAGTACCATCTTTTTCTTTGCGTTTAGAAAGATAGACAATGCTACTAGCGGCATATTTCAATCCTGACCCACCACCCATCTCTTTTTGTGGGAACATACTGCCCACCACATCATAAGTATGGTTTGTTATAATAAGGGGAACGGCTGCTTTCCCTAACTTTAAGGTGAGTACTCGAAAGGCGGCTTTTACAATTTGTGCCCTTGTCATATCTTTTGTTTCTTTACCTGCTTGTGTATCTTCCATCTCTTTCGTAGTCGATAACATACCTAGAGAATCTAACACAAGTAGTATTGGTTTTCTTTCTGACTTCTTTTGTTCAATGTATTTGTCTAATACAGTAATTGCTTGATGTCGAAATTCTTGCACAGTTGTAACTGGCATAACGACCATACGGCTACTGTCGATATCTCGTTCTTCAATCAAGTCTTTTGTAATTGCTGACTCACTCTCAAAGAATATTACACCGCCGTCTGGATTCTGGTCGAGAAAGTTCTTACACATGCCAAGTACAAAGAATGTTTTACCCGTTGCACTTTCGCCGGCGATTGCAGTAATCTTGTTTGATGGTAGACCTCTGTGAATACTACCACCTAGTAACGCATTAAAAATATACGAACCTGTATCAATAAAATCGTTCACATCGCCTGTTGAACCATCTGATACTAGACTTGCATATTCGTTACCTGTTTCTTTAATTATATCTTTTAAAAAATCACTCATGTTCTTAACTCCACTTTGTATTCATGTTTGTGTTTTGGGCTATCGTTTCTTCTTTTGTATCTTACTGCCCAATCTGATTCTCTTGCAAACCCGCCAGGAAACTTATCACTAGATAGTTCGTGAAAGTCCCATTCAGCATCTGGTTCTGTTTTTAGTCGTCTGTGTATGATTAACATAGTTGTATTATACTCT